TTTGTGATAACCCGTCTCGCAGAAACATATTGTCTTTTTGTAGAAACATTCTACAACTTTAATACCAATTTGTCAATAGGCAGAAACATATATGATAACCACAAGAAACGTATTTCGTGACAAAATGTTTATTATGAAAAACTTTGCCCCCTTTTCTTTTCCGCGCGGTCTTTCAATTGGCGATTGGTTGCGCGTCGAACGCGAAAAACGCGGTTGGTCGCAATCAGATCTCGGTCGAGCCACAGGTCTCGGAAGATCATTAATAAATAAACTAGAGAATGCCGATCAGAATACAACTCTTTATAATTGCATAAATATTGCCCGTGCCTTTGACATGCCGCCTGAAGATTTGATGAGAATTGCTGGCATTCTCCCCCAAAAGCCAAATGATAATCCACTGGAAAATAAGATCAAATATTTGATTTCGAAACTACCAACTGAAGAAGATAAGGAGGACGTCCTCGCCTATGTGGAACTTCGCCATCGCAGGGCCGAAGATCGGGTGAGATATGAAACCGGAAAAGGATCTAAATCTACAAGGACTTAGCTGCTGGGATAGATATTTGATCTTGTTTTATATTCTCTGGGTCCGCCTGCGCCGGCCGGCTCTGCCCAGGCCGGTGCATTTTGCCTTGGTTGCCAGCCTATTCATGTTCGCCTTACTACCTATCATGCCCCGCCATTCAATCGCCATACCCATAGTGATCGGCGCGGGAATCTCGTTCGCCCTACTTCTACAAGGAGGAAATAGGCAATGTCTAATATCGTGAAGTTTCAATCTTCCTACCTCGAGCCCTATCCGCTTCAGGTGCAAGGGGAATCATTTTATAAGAAAAACATCGAGGGTGTCTCGAACTATATGGGAGATGATGAGGGTGTGAATGTTGATGACTTAATCGGCCAACTGGTTCTCGACGATGCGAATATCTATGATACCGGAAATGCGGTCCGTGTGGAGATTGATGGGAAGATCGTCGGCTATCTTGCCAAGCCAGTAGCAAAACTTTATCGCCAAAAATTGGCTGAGCTTGGCATTCCCAAAGTGATAGGCCAATGCTATGCAAGCATTCGAGGGGGATTCATCAAAAAGGATGGAGAACAGGCCGATTTTGGCGTGCGGCTCGATCTTGATTTGAACAATTTGATAATTGAACCTGAACGACGACCGCCTGCCCAAGCCGCCCCCCTCCAATCTCAACCGCCGACTGCGTCATCGCCTTCTGTTCCCATCAAATCGAGTTCAAGGAAAAAAATAAGATGCCCAAAATGCGGCAGTGAGAACGTATCGGTTCAAGCTGTGACCGATATCAAAACGAAGCACCGTAGTTGTTTAGGATGGTGCTGGTGGCTTTTGCTGGCCATTTGTACCCTTGGCCTAATCCTGATCATCCCGATCTTGACCAACAGTAAAACCAAGTCGAAAACTCACACGGAGGCGCTATGCCAGGATTGCGGCCATCGCTGGAAGGTATAACCTAAAGACATCCAAGATGACCACCCCCCCTTTCCCCCCCGGCGACCAGGTGGCCGGCTACTTCCGAGATTCCGGCGGCGACGAGCAGGATCTCTCGGTCGAGCGCCAGGTGGCCGAGTTCCGCCGCTGGCTGGGCGAGAACGGCCTGCACGAAGGCCAGCTCTTCACTGACGCCGCCCGCCCGGGATCCACGGTCGTTGGCCGGGCCGGCTTCCAGGCCATGCTGCGCCACTTCCGCGCCGGCGACGCCGCCGAGAGCGGCCTGATCGTCTGGCGCTCCAACCGTTTCGGTAGAAACACCAACGAATCCCAGTTCTACAAAGCCGACATCCGCCGCCGCGGCTACATCATCTACTCCCTGACCGACAAGATCCCCCCCGATCGCTACGGTCAGGTTATCGAATACCTGCTCGATTGGAAGGACCAGGAGTTCCTCGAGACTCTCAGCGAAGACGTCGCCTCCGGCCTGCGCCATATCGTCGAGACCTACGGCGCCATGCCCGGCACCCCACCGCGCGGTTTCCTGCGCCAACCGATCACCGTCGGCACGCGCCGCAGCGGCCAGCCCCACGTCCTGCACCGCTGGGTTCCCGACGAGACCCTGCTCCCGCTCGTCCGCCGCGCCTACCAGATGCTCCTGGATGGCGCATCATTGATAAAAATCCAGACCGTCACCGGCCTGTATGGCTCGCTCAACTCCTGGGCCACCTTCTTCCGCAACCCGCTCTATAAAGGCGTCTTGCACTTCAAAGACCTGGTCATCGAGAACTATTGCGAGCCGGTCGTGGATCCCGTTACCTGGGAGCAGGCGCAGCGCATCCTGGACCTGCGCGCCGGTCGCCGCCATCTCAACGCGGATGACCCGTCCCTCGACGCAGCCGAGCAGGCCCGCCGCATTGCCCAGCATCCCCGTCGCATGGCCAGCCCCTGGCTGCTCTCCGGCCTGGCCCGCTGCGCCCGCTGTGGGGCGCCGCTCAACGGCCACGTCATCCTCGATCACACCTACTACGAGTGCAGCCGCTCCGTCCGCCGCAAGGACTGCAGCGCCACCAAGATCCCCTCCGTCCCGCTCGAAGCCGCCGTGCTCGAGCAGATCCGCAAGTTGCTGGCCAGTCCTGAAGTCCTGCAGGCCTATGAGACCGATCACCTGGCCGATTACGAGCGCACCATCGGCGAATTCCCCGCCCGCCGGCAGGAGCTGGCCGCCCGCTTGGGAAATTTGCGCCGACAGATCAGCCGGCTCACCAATGCCATTATGGATCATGGCCACTCCCCCGCCCTGCTCGACAAACTCACCGCCCTCGAAACACAGGAGTATGAACTCAATGATGAACTTGCCCAGCTCGATATCCTCCTCCGGGCCAAGCCCGAACCGCTCAGCCCTCGCCGTATCCAGCGCTTGGCTGAACATTTCGAAGTTATCCTATACAAGGGCAGCCCGGAAGAACAGCGCAAGGCCCTGGCCGGCTGGATCCTCAAGCTGCTCGTCGAGCGCCAGGATAAACACAGCATTTTGGTCTACATGGAAGTCTACGTGCCGCCTCTCCCCGGCCCAGATCCACCCGGAGGCCATCGAAAACTAACGCAACATCCCCCCTCCGCTTGGGGGCACCTGCTCGTTGCGTTAGAATTTTCAATCCCCATCATCCGCAAGCAAAGCAACCGGCGCTAAAACGCCGGTTTCTATCTTTTACGGCCAAATCTGCCCACAATTCCTATTCATCACCGATTGGCGGTTTTTCCGCCTCGTCGTCCAAAAGCATCCAATCAAGGTCGATCAAAATAGAGGGAGGAATCCTGTATTTGTCTTGCGGATACTTTGGGTCCGGGGCAAAATCAAAAAGTGACAGAGGGATCGGTTGGACATTCACTTCAATTTCATCTTTAAGAATGTCCTTATTCTCGTCGCTATAAGCCGTATTGTTTTCAGGTAGCAGTTCCCATTTGCCGCAACCTTTTGGTTCTTTTTCCGCGCCAAACTTCTGATAGAGTATGAGGTTCTCGGCAGCATATCTGTCGAACTCAGGTTGTATTTTCCTGATATTCTTTCTTATTCTCCAGCCCAGCTTCAGGGGCAGCTTTTCACTGCATAACACCTGCATTGCCAATTGTGATTCTATAATGGTTGATAGTTTGACCTTCATCTCATCTCTCCTTTTACAGTTTCTCCACTACAATGTGGAGGTTGTAGGCCATCGGCGTGCCACCGACGCTCGTATACCCAAACAGGAATTGCAGATTCGTGCTTGCCTTACAATACGCGACAAGTACGCCGCTAATGCTGGTGGCGGTGGCGTTAGTTGCACTGATCTCCGGGGTGGTTGGGTTGGTCGTTTTCACTACCGAGTCGTCAGCATCGGTATATTTGAGCTGGAAACCTGTCGATCCACCCAACACACAGGAGGTGGTCGCGGCGGTGGTGATGGTCGCAACCCAGGACACCCGGTACATCCCTACACCAGCAGCCGGAACTGCATAAAGGGTAGTGGCTGAAATAGTTGCAACCTGCGCGGTCAGATCCAACAACGCATGCTCGGCCGGTATTCCGCCTCCAACAGTGGCAATATTGTTGTAGGTGGTTATCTTGCCAACCATAAACACGTTGGTATCATTGCCAACGTAGAAGGCCCGCGTCCCGGCCGCATTACTGGCGCTCAACGACCCACACGGAGTGACGGTGATCACCCATTGGTCGGTCAGGTTGTGCCCGGTAGTGGCGGCGAAGGTGATTGTGACGCCATCGGTCAGGGTTTGGGCATTCCCAGTGATGGCAACACCCGTTGTCCATGACCCGGTACCTTTTTGCCATTTGAAGGTGTCCGGCGCTCCCGTCCCATCGATGACGACAGTGTATGTAGTCGTTCCTAGATCGAAACCTGTATAGGTGATCCCGGATGTGGCGTCGTTCAGGCCTGTACCAGTAAAAACCGGAACGCTGACCTCGCCCAAACCTTTGACATCCATCCTGTAGATGGGAGCGCCTGCCGTCCCAACGCTGATACACAGGTTGTCATTGATCCACATCGCTATGGTTGGATAGGCGGAGATTGACCTATTCTGATTCACCCGGAAAAAAAGCCGGCCGGCATAAGAAGTTGGTGAGAGTGTTGTCCCTGCGTTGGCCTGAATACGCGCCATCAGGCGAAACGCCCCATTTTGCCAGCCACAAAATTCCCAGGCGCCAAGTGTATCTCCCGCCACAGCATCTGCGGCAGTTTCAATTGTGGTTCCGCGCGCAAACCTGAAATTGATAAAAGGCCCGCCGGTGGCGTTTTCTTGGTAGACGGATAATCGCATGCCGCAAGCACTACCTTCCCGCCATGCCTCGAACGGATAACCTGTGTCTCTGACATTCAGCGGCCCCTTAAATAGCGACGCAGCGATGAAATCCGAATAAATCGGATATACCGTTGTGATTCCTGTGTATGGACTGGATTTCAGGTAAACTGCTGCAGCTGTATCTACCGTCCCACCATCGGAGCAGGTAGGAATGTGGGCCTCGATGCCTGACGCCCAGGTTATGACACTTCCTGCCCCATACACATAAGCTCCGCCTGTCTCAACCCCCTTCCATTTGGGTAAGGTAAATCCACCTCCGCCCCATGTTGGTCCATGATAGAGGCAAGTATAAACCCCTCCTGCTTCAGCAACGATTGTTTCCCCGGTCACAGTGTAGACCCTCGTGAATATGTTCCCCCACTGTGTGCCATCGCCATCATACGCGTACATGTCAAAAAAGTTGGCGGCCCCCATTCCAACAGCGGTGGTGACATTTGCGGTATGCACCACCTTGCCTGTAACTTTCAATGCAAGGGTGGCTGGGTTAGTCCGGGTAATATCAACCTCGTTCGGTGTCGTAATAGTTCCGGAATTCTCGATCTGCAGGCGGGTCACTCCTCGAGTTTGAAGGGCGATCACACCCACCCCGTCTTCATCCGAATCGGCTCCAATGGTTGTGGAGCCCGTATTGATAACTCCTCCGGTACCTGTGCCAATTCCTGTCAGGCCGGATCCATCCCCCACAAAAGCCACCGCATTGACAATTCCCGCCACAGTTACAGCTCCCCCCACACTCCCACCGGCGAGAAGGAATGCGTCTACTTCGTTGATCGCTTCCACCGTGCTGTCTTTCGCCGTGGTGGTCAGACTGTCTAAATTACCAATGGCTGTATCAAGTTCTGCCAGCGGAGCATTGATAGTCGCACCAGTAGCAGGGATGGGAGTTATTTCTTCAAGAGGTGTATGGTTGTAAGTTGTCATCGGATTCTCCTATTCGTAGTAAACCGCCTGCACCACGGCCCGGATGGTCAACTGCGCTTCGAGCCGGGCGGTCTTGACGGTGGCGGTTGAAATCTCGATCATGTTGTTTTCCTGCGCCGGCCGGAAGACCACATCCGTCAGCTCGTCGGTGATGTCCAACTCATACCAGCCATTGCCAATGTCGGTCACCAGCGAGTTTAGGTCGCTGCTGCCATTGAGCTTGATCACCAGGTTCGCCAACACCAGGGTGTTGCCTCCAGTTTCCTCGAAAATGCCATAAACTGTCGTGATGACCGGTGTCACAGTGTGCGTGTGATTTGGGATGTCCACGCTATGGGTATGTGCAGGTATAGACACACTGTGGGTGTGCGCCGGATCGTCGTGTTGAGTTGGAAAGAACACGCCAGGATTACTAACCCCTGCATAGGGATCACCATCGGCAGTGACATATACCGGATAAGCAGCTGTCCCATTATGGATCCAAATTTCATGCGTATGTGCGCTACTCTCGGACGTGGGTGAAGATGACCCACCAGACGCAGACGTCAGCGTAGCAGATCCACCGCCGGATGTGGTGGCGGATGCTGATCCCACCGATTTCACCGTCGAGCGCAGCGGCTTGATCTGGAACCTGAACAGCGCCCGCGGAATGGAGGTGTATTCATCCCCCAACCAGAAACGGAAATTGGCGGCATGGTCAGCATCCATTTCGTCTCGCCAGGTCAGGGTATCCACGCTCGCCCCCAACTGCTGGTGCACCGATAGGATCCGGCTTTCCTGCACCTGGCCTGCCAGGAAGGCATTGTCCGATACGGGCAGCCGGTCTATCGTCGAGATGATGATTCCGGTAGTATGCAAACCGATAGCATCGATGCGATTTTTCGACGTGACGATGATGAAATCATCATTCAGATCATACACAACCGCTCCATCCAGCAGCTCACGATAGACCACATGGATGGTCGTTCCAGGGAGCAGCATCTGGTTTACGTGGCCCAGGGAGAGATCGTAAAACTTTTGAGGGGCACAATTTCCCCGCAAATATTCTACTGAAGCCGTGAGCAGCATATTAGCCGCCGCCTGGATATCCAGCGTGGAATTCGAGAGCGGCCCAATCTCCTTGAAATTGACCGGACGCTCGATCCGTCCATAAGCAGCCTCGGCCGCATTGTGTCTCAAATAATTCCAGGCAGCATTGAGGGTGTATCCGTCAGGCGGTGCGTCTGTGCAAAACTCCAGGGTCGTAACCGCTCCACCGTTCCCCGAGCCGCGTGGGATTACCCATGTGATCAGATCGGCCGCGTCGCTCTCCTCTTTCAGACTGCTGATCACCACAATTTCATCGGCTGCCTCGATGGCAACCACATCGTTGATATGCTGCACGGCGCGTAACCCTGAAGCCGAGAAAGTGCTGGCCGGGCCGAGCCATTGCACCACCCGTCCCGCCTCGATGCGCCAATGCTCACCAATGGCCTTGCCCACCCGCGTCAGGGCATTCAAAACGCTTTCGCCATCGAAACCAGCGTAAATCGGCGTCGAAGTAATTCCATCCTCGATCGTCCATTCAGATGTTTCCTGACTGGTCATCACCCGATTGTCCGTCCCTGAATATGCCACGGCGCAGAACAGCGAGAGATCTGGAGACCAACAGACGGATCGCCAGTAATTATCCGCGGCACTCGTCCGGATCGTCCAGGTGATCCCATCCGGGCTGGTCATCACCCGGTTGGCTGTCCCCGAATTTGCCACGGCGCAGAATAGCGAGAGCTCCGGAGACCAGCAGACGGAGTACCAATTATTTTCCGCAGGGCTCTTCCGGATCGTCCAGGTGATCCCATCCGGGCTGGTCATCACCCGGTTACCTGTTCCCGTAATCGCCACGGCGCAGAACAGTGAAAGTCCCGGAGACCAACAGACGGAACGCCAGTCATTGTCCGCAGCGCTCGTCCGGATCGTCCAGGTGATCCCATTCGGGCTGGTCATCACCCGGTTGTCTGTCCCCGAACCCGCCACGGCGCAGAACAGCAAGAGCTCCGGAGACCAGCAGACGGAACGCCAGTCATTGTTCGCAGCGCTCGTCCGGATCGTCCAGGTGATCCCATTCGGGCTGGTCATCACCCGGTTGTTTGTCCCTGAATATGCCACGGCGCAGAACAGCGAGAGCTCCGGAGACCAGCAGACGGATAACCAATTATTATTCGCAGCGCTCGTCTGGATCGTCCAAGTGATCCCGTCCGGGCTGGTCATCACCCGGTTACCTGTTCCCGTAATCGCCACGGCGCAGAACAGCGAGAGATCCGGAGACCAGCAGACGGAGTACCAATTATTATTCGCAGCGCTCGTCCGTATCGTCCAGGTGATCCCATCCGGGCTGGTCATCACCCGGTTGTTCGTCCCCGAACCCGCCACGGCGCAGAACAGCGAGAGATCCGGAGACCAACAGACGGAATGCCAGTCATTGTCCTCAGCGCTCGTCCGGATCGTCCAAATAATCTCACCTGGAGCTAGGGCCATGATCATTTTTGGCCCATCGAAAATTCCCACGCCGTTCGCCGTGACGATTACTTGTGCATTTCCGGCTGTCGTAATGGTCCCCACAACGGTCGCTGTCTCCACTTGATAAGTAACTCCCCAATCTCCGGGAGTAGTATCGGCAGACATGGCGGCCAGGGTAATTCCAACACAAGTATCATCAGAAATTCTAATATTCAAGGTGGGATCATTGGCGTCCTTATTTTTCTTGGTCAGAATAATATCTGTTTCGGCGCCAGTGACATCATAGATATCTGTTATCGGGACGTTGGCTAATAGAGCAGTTCTGATTTTTCCGGCGATCAAGGTGGCCGTATCGTAAAGAGCTACAGCAACTAAAAGGGTTATAGGAGACCCTGCAATCCCTTCCACCTTTTGGAGTTTCAACTGCCCCACCGACCTATAGTTCAGTTCCCTCCCCAGGTCGTTTCCGGAAACTGCCACGATTGTTGAGCCATCGCCGGAGATCGTCGTCACGATCTTGTCAATGATTCCGCCGCCAAAAACCTGCAGGACGCCATCCCGATCCACATAGCGGCAGATGGCCACCAGTTTCTCGGCCAGGACGCTCTGGTTGGGGTCCGCCGCACTCACCTCGAACGAAAACTCGCCGCTCGCAGAAAGCAGGCTGGAGATATCGAAAAAGCTGGCGCACAATGGCCCGGCGCCCAATCGAACGCCGGAGGCATTCTCAATATCAACCCAGAAATTGTGTATCTCCATGCGCAGCACCTATGCACAGCACCTATTCGGCTCGGTTAGTACCATGCCTCGTAATATTCGAAAGTGATGGTCGCATCAACACCGCCACCGGTGCGGATGACGGTGATCTCGTTAGGACCCGGCTGGAGTGTGAACCAGGCTGCCATATCCGCCGTGGGGGCAAAGGTAAGTTCAGAATAAGCCTCTACTTCATTGTTCATCACCCGCAGGATGCCGGTATCGATCACCAGGCTCTTCCCCGCAGCCAGTGATCCGGCCCAGGTCAGCGCTTCGCCGCCGGTGCGGGCGATGCTGAGCGTTGTCAATTCGGTGTCACCTGCACTGATGGTGATCGTAATTGCCCGCACCGGAGCTCGGCCGGCATCACTGGCAGAGCCGAGCGTAATGGTGAATGTTTGTGTGGATAAGAGCAAAGTAAATATCGGATGGTCGTTGAGCATTTGCCCATCGTTGAAATAAAAACCTGTATTCAGATACCAATAACCGGGTAACCCGCGCCAGGTAGGTTCCTGGGTGCTGAAGCGCAGATCTACATCCTGGATGACCTTGAATTGCGTCATTTCATAATTGCGCTGTGCCACCAGTTCCACCAACCGGGCATACTGCCAGTGGACATCCCCGTTGACCATGCGCCTGGCCAGCGCTCCCCGTTTGCCGCGCAGCGCCATCAGGCCAAAATACAAGGCGCTCAGCTCTGCTTCTGTATTCGCCCGCAGCCGGAACGACTTGACACGCTCCACCGCTCCGGGGGCTTTCTGCTGGCCGCCGAACGCATCCAGGGCGCCGCCATCGATGAGCGGCAGGTAGGCAGTGGGTGTGGCGCCGCTACCAATGGATTCCACCTGGTTGTAGTGCTCGAGGTTTACGTCGCAAAAGCTGATCAGTCGGTACATCATGCAGCTCCCGCAGCCCGCAAGGCGCGCAGTACACCCTGCTCAGCCGCCCGTCCCACTTCGATCGGGCTGGCGTCTTTGCCAATCTGGATGATGATGTCGCCAACTTGGATGGTCACCCCTGCCATAGTCGTAGGCGCTCCTCCTGCCCCGGCGGCACCGGCCATCTGACCATTCACCGCTATGTTATAGCTCCCGGTCAGCCCGCGCATGGCTGCCGTCAATTGTCTCTCCAAATCTGGTAATCCCCTGGCAATCCCCAGTCCAATTCCTGCTGGGATCATGGCGCCAACGGTCTCGGCGAACAATTTCGATGGTGATTCAATTCCCAGCGCGTCCTTGATCGTACCCCAGATCTGATTTGCAAAGTTCTTCAATTGCCCATAAAACCAGGGCAATTGCGCCGCAATGCCATCCCAGATACCCGTCAGGATGTCTGCCCCGGCTTGCAGGATTGCCGGTAACATCTCAGTAAATACCGTGATGATCGTCTGGATGATCTGCGGAATGGCTGCGGCCAGCGCCGGCAGCGCCCCGATGATGCCAGAGATAATCGCTATAACAATTTGCGGAGCCATCGCTACCAAATCAGGGAGTAGATCGGTCAGCACCTTGATAATAGCTATGATGATCTCGGGGACGGCTGCATAGAGGAGGGGGAACGCCACAAAGATACCGGTAAGCAACGACGTAATTATTTGCGGCGCCATCGCTATCAACAAACCTAATAGACTGATCAGCGTCGAGATAATGGTCTCGATGATCTGCGGAATGGCCTCGACCAGGATAGGTAGCGCGCCGAGGATACCGGTGATGAGAGTAAGGATGATCTTCGGCGCCATTTCTAGCAGCATCGGCAGCATCGTGGTCAGCGCAGTGACGAGAGCAATCAGAATCTGCGGCACGGCCGCGATCAGGATCGGCAGCGCCGCCATCAGACCCTGCACAAGCCCAAGGATCAATTGCAAGGCAGCCTGGAGCAGCATCGGCAAGTTTTGGATCAATGTCTTTACAATCGTGATCAACATCTGCACTATGGCCGGGATGAGCGTCGGGAGGGCCGCCGCGATCCCCTGTACCAGGGTGATGATCATTCGAAAAGCCGCCCCGATCAACGATGGCAGCGCCCCGATAATGGCATTGACCAGCGCCATCACAATCTGGATGGCCGCATCCATCAACATTGGCAAATTTTGCACCAGGAAACCTACCAGGGTGGTGATTATCCCCACCGCCGCAGTGATCAAAGTCGGAAGCGCGCCGATCAATGCCGTCAGGATGGATTGTACAATCCCCAGCGCGGCGCTGGCAAGATCAGGAAGTTTCGCCACCAGATCCGTGGCTATTTTGCCTAGCCAATCCCCAATACCGCTGGCCATCTTCCCGATATCACCATCAGCTCCCTGAACAATGCCCACCAGGTCCTTGAGGTAGCCCTGGGCCGTCCCGGCCAACCCGGAAAGCATTGGCATGAATGCCACGCCAATCTGATTTACTACACCCTGAAAGCCCATCTTCAGGCCGTCCAGCATGTCCTGCAGTTTCGACCCTGCGGCTACATCTTCTTCGCTCATCACCGCCCCCATGTTGTGCGCTTCGGCGGCCAGATTCGCCAAGCCAGCCGCGCCGGCGTCGATCAATGGGTTGAGTTCCTGCGCCGATTTGCCAAAGAGCTGCATGGCCAGCGCATCCCGCTCGGTCGGATTCTGGATGGCCTTCAACCGGTCGAGCACGTCTCCAAAAACTACCTGGCTATCACGCAGCTTGCCATTCGAGTCGACAATGCTCACTCCCAGTGCTGCAAATGCCTTGGCTTGCTCGCCTGTCCCATCCTGGGCGCTGTACATCGAGCGGATCAACCTGGCATTTGCTCCAGTGATTGTATCCAGATCAGTCCCCAGGATCTTACCGGCATAGCCCAGTTCCTGCAGGCGGGTTGTACTGATCCCGGTCTTGACCGATATATCCGCCAGTTCATCGGCAGTTTTGGCGGCATTGAGCGCCAGGCCAGCCATCGCGACCACGGCCGCAATCGCAGCGGTTCCCACCGCCGCAAGACCTATCACGGCCGCCTTGGCCACCGTCCCCACACCCCCTAGGATCGTCTTGAATGTCTCGGCCTTCTTACCGCTCTTCTCGATATCCTCCCCCATCTCCTCCGCCGAATCGCCCGTCTGTTCCTCTGCGGATTTCATCTCCTCCAGCGCCGTCTCGGTATTGCCTAGCTCTACCGTCATCTTCCCCAATCGCTCAGTTTCCTTATTCAGTTTTTCTTCGGCATTTTTGGCTGAAATGCTCGTTTCCCCATTGGCATCTGCCAGGCGTTTATGTTCCTCCCGCAGCGCATCCACTTTCAATTTCTGGATTTCGATTTGGCTGGTCAGCGATTTCTGGCGCGTTTCCAGTCCGGTGACGGATTTACCCCAATCCTGCAGCGTGGAAACCGAGGCACGAAAACCCGATTCGAGGACGCGCAACTCGCGATCCGCTTCCCGAAGGCCCGTCTTAAAATCTGACGTGTCCAGACCCAAGCGCGATCTAAGGGATTCTGATGATTCGCTCATAAGCTCCCATTTCTACTGAAACGATCAAAGCCAATCAATTTGGTCGGCATAAACCAGTTTTTCTTGTGACTTTCGTTCCGCAAGCCCTTTCCAATATGGAAAATATAGGATCAATGGCAAAATAATATCTATGTCCGATTTCGCAAGATCGCTCGGCGACCAGTGAAAATTCTCCAACAGCCAGCACTGCATCGCCAAAAACCAGTTCCCGCCGTCATCTACCGGGGTTTTTTCGGCAGCGGCGGTCTGGTAGGGTTTGCCGAAACGATCCTCCCAGAACGGGAAATGATGGAGGTCAGCACGATCATCACCTCGCTGACATCCGCTCCGCTGCGCAGATCCTCGACCGTAAACTGGTTGCCGAAAAATTCAACCACCAGCTCGAGCAGGGCATTGATCTGCGCGGCTTCCTTTTTTATCGTCTTCTGCCACCACCAACGGCGTTTCTTCTCCGGGATGTCCGAAAGCGCTTCCTGCAGCTGCACGGCGCCCAGCAACATGCCAAACGTGATCACGCGCTGTGTATATTCGCGCTTCGGCTCCTGCGTCACCGGATCGTACAATGTAATCTTGATCGGTTCGAGCAGCATAATAGACAATCCTTTCCCTTTTCCCCTCTCCAAATGGCTTTTTTCATTTGGGGAGGGGTCGGGGCTGGCCGAGGCGGCTTCGAAACCGCCATCGGCCGTGTCGGCAACATGAGTCACCGATGGTAGGGCAGCTTATGCCGTGGCAAAATCGTAGACGGTGTCGGCCAGGACCTGGCCGTACATATCCGTCACGCCAGCCAGGACGATGTTGTAGGTCTTTGCGGCAGTCAGGTTGGCATGGCCCAGGGTCAATACCGTGCGGGCCGCATTGAGTGACCGGGTAAGGGTTATCGCCGAACTATTATCCTGGCGCACCAACGCCACGCCGTTCTCGACGTTCCCGGCCAGCGGGTTGCTGAAGGTCAGCACGATCGCCACGCTGACGGCCTGATTGGTAGCTCCATCTACGGGGCTGGGCGTGCAGGTGAACGCAGCCGGAGAACCGGCCACCGGCACCTGGACCGCATCGAACCAGGTCGAGCCATCGAAGCCAGCGGCATCCTCGTCGCCAACTACGCGCTTCACGCCTTCGGTCACGCCGTCCAATTCGAACTCGTGGGTGGTCTTGATTGCCGTGAAGGAGATCTTGATCGTTTTTGGCTCCGGGCTGTCGGTTTTGGTGGCTTGCTCTTCCTCGGGCGTGGAGAACTTGCCCTTCAGATACTGGAAGTATTTATAGCTCCCGTTGCTCTTGATCGAGCGGAACGAGAGCGCCACGTCCGGCGGCATACCGACGTTGTCGAACATGCGCCCGGTGGCGGCATCAAACTCCTTGCCCAGCACCAAGGCCAGCATATCCAGCGGGATGGCCGTGACCTCCAGCGCGATCTCAGTCTCACCCTCGGCCATCATCACGTCGAACACTCCATCATCGGCATACTGGGTCTTGGAACTGCTGGTTGGCTTATGGCTGGCGTTCACCGCCGGTGCGAACGCCTGCGGGGAATCGGCTGCGTAAGCGTCGGCATCATCCTGGGTTACCAGGGCGATATATAGATCACGCAGGCCAATTACAGATTTCTTCTCAGCTGGTGTAGACATAATAGGAACCTCCTAACTCAAACTGAAATAGTCTTTAGCCAGGCCATAATGGCCCGACTCATCGTCACGCGGCAGCTGCCGCTCCGGGCCTTTTTCGAAGCCCGCAGCCAGCATGGCCGCGTCCACGTCGGGCAGGTCCGCCAGCCCGTTACGATCGAAGATCGAGACCTGCACCCGGTGGCTGCGCTGGGTCTCGGCATCATCGGCATGCTGTGCAGGCACGCCGCTGACCAGGGTATAGGTCATATACTGGTCGGGCAGCTTGCCATCACACAGGTAGGTGCCCATGCCGTACGGCACGCTGAGCGTGTCCAGAGCATCCGCCGCCTGTTCGAAGATGGTCGTCATGCCATGCCTTCCTCTTGCAGAACTTTCTTGAGAGCCCGCCGCGCGGCGGCCTTCTTCTCGTCGACGCCCTTGCGGATGTAAGATTGGGGCGGGTACTGCTTCCCACCGCGTCCATAACCATATTCCTGGGCATTGCCATAGCGGGCCACGTCGGCCGGCGCATCCATCGGCATTCCGATGATCACGAACGTGTAGTTCCCGTCCAGCATGGGTTCGGTGCGCTTCAACGTGTGCATCAACTGGCCCGGGTGCGGGTCGCCCTTGGCGGCGTCGCCCACCGGCACGTTGCCCAACATCCCATCCAGGATCTCTTCGCCGCCGGCCGTCACTGCCTTGGCTGCCGCCGCATCCACATTCAAGCCTTTCCGGACAATCATTTCGAGCAGATCCTCGATGCCCTTCATACTGGAAGTTACCCGGCAGACCATCTCACACGCTCCCGGTCACTCTCTTGACCTTGATCTCTAAATATTCATCGCGCTCCTGGATATTGTCCAGGGAAATAATCTCCCAGCGCTCGCCGCCCTTCAGGATCGAGCAACGGGGGGTCACATCGGCCCGGTAGCGGATCGTCACCGTTGCGGCGGAAACGGCCTTCCCGGCCCGGTCCACCGCCCAGGCCTCCATCCCATGCACGTTCACCCATTTCGCCAGCACGATTGCCCCGCCGAAGACGTCCAGGTCATCCCAATCGGGCCGCTGTGCCCCGCCTGCATCGGTTTCGAGGGTCGGAGCCTGCAGCGTGATCGGCACGCGCAGCTCGCCAGGATTGCTGGGTTTGCCGGTCAGGTTCATTTGCGCACTCCGACACGTTTATACATGGCCTGGACCGCCTCTTGAGTAAAGAGGTCATGTTTTTCGCCCATTGCCTGCAGTTGTTCCAGGCGTAAACTGACGGTTGCATAGACGATTGCCATTTGTTGCACAGCCTCCGAGATTTTCTCCGTCGCAGCGATGGATCGCTCTTCGCCGCGTACGCGCCGTTCTTCCTCCTGCAGGCTGGCCTGGTACTTCATCGGCCAGACCTTTTTCTTGAACCAGGGCCACACTTCACGCATGAAAAAATAGATCAGGAGAACCAACCAGCCAAATTCTCGATAGACAGCGGTGAATACGTCTACATTCATGTCGTTATCATTCTCCTTTTCATGGATCCCGGGCGTCAGCCGCCTTCAACTTGGCCAGGTAGAGATTCGCCGAAAGATCGCTGCCGGAGGTTTGCTGGAGGCAGCCATCCACCGAAACGGTCGCCTCGAAGGAGCTGGAAGCGTCCCCACTGGCGATGTAGATCCCGATCAGCGATTCGACTATGTCGCCCACGGCTGCGCCGGTCAATGCAATGGCGCCGGCGCCATTCCGCCCATAGAACTTGTACCGGCGGTAACGCAGAGCGATCGCTTCCAATTGCATCAGCGCCGCGTTGAGACCGAACTCCAACACGCCGACTGTGCCAATCACAGCCGGGTTTTCATGCCACATCACCAGCAGCATCCGGGCTGCGCTCTTGGCGTCCTCCCGGATAGGCGAATTCTGCCGCCAATCATACCCAGTGGCGTTAATGATGTAACGGTCCACCAGCGGTAGGAGCGCCAACATATCCGCGTCATCTTCCGCCATGCGCAGTACCGCCGCCGCTTCCGCAGCCGTCAGTATGTAGATGTTGCTGATCGCTGTAATGGTTCCATTACCGATGCTCATGCAACCACTTCCGTATCAGTCGTTGTTGTAAATCCAGCTTTCGAGATCCGTAAGTAATAGATGCCCGCGATGAGATTCTCGAATCGGACCTCGCCATTTATATCGGTGATCTGTTCATCGATGACAATACCATCCATGTCTTCATCGGCAAACAATTTGATGGTTGCTCCTTCGACCGGTAGATGCGTGTTGGAATTCGTGAGCGTATATTCCAGCGACTTGTCGCCGCCGTTCCCGCCTCCCCAGCGCCCAGATCCATGCACTGCTGATAGCTGTGTATCGATATTGACCGCGCTTTCCATATCGTCAGAGTCCGTGTCGAATAAACGAATAATGATTGCTTGATCCTCCCACTCCTCCCCTATTGCATCGCAACCTGTAATGATGACAGGATATTTCTGATCGTCCGATATTAACTCGGCGGCCGTCAGGGGGAGTTCATACAAGCCTGTCGTACCAATTTCCATAGGGATGGCCGTGGCGGGATTGCTGATGGTCCATTCCCCGCCGGTATGCCGACCGATCTTGAAATCGCCAGCCGACAGGGTCGCACCCGACTTTCGATCTCCACTGCCCGCTACGATCAACGGGAAGACAATGGATACGGCTACTCCCTGTTTCAAAAAGATTTCCATTACATAACTCCTCTCCCGACACCTTCAGCAATACCCGCACCAACAGAATGCATTGGCACACCTACGCCACCGAAAACTGCATCTTGGATTGCGAGTGCGGTTGCCACTTCGACCCGTGCCGCAAACATGGTTTTCAACGCTACGGGAGTTTCACCAGCCTTACCAGCTTCAACAATGCCTGCAAGGGTAGTCCGCAATCCATTCGATAAGCTCGTGGCAGAAGCTATTTCAATGATACCTGCAAGAGTAATCAGGAATCGGTTTGAAACGTCTAAGATAGTGCAAGGTTCGATAATGCCGGCAAATGTAGTACGAAGTCCATTCGAGACATCTACAGCATTAGCCGCTTCCGTAATGCTGGCTCCTAACGGACCTCCAACTAGCTGGCCTTCAACTGTCTCTACCGCATATGCCGTTTCAGTGATGCCAGCATATGTAGTACGGAGTCCATTAGCAACAACTACAGCGTTTGCTGCTTCTACAATACCGGCAAGAGTAGTCCGCAGTCCGTTCTGTGTAGCTGCGGCAGAAGCGGTTTCAGTTATTGAACTGGCTGTAGTTCGCAGCCCGTTTGCAGCAGCGATAACTGTACATGCTTCAGTAATTGCGGCTGCACGAGTTTGAGCCGCCCCTGCAGAGGCAATAGCAGAAGCCGCTTCTATAATGCTCGCGGCTCTCATCAAGACAGCACTTTGGGTGGCAGCCGCCGTTGCGGCTTCAGTGATACCGACGGAGACGATGCGAGACCTATCCTGCACAGTCGTCGCATTAGCGGCCTCTGTAATACTGCTGGCGGTGGTTCGTAGCCCGTTAGCTGCTTCCGCAGCGGACGCTGCTTCTGTTCTCGCTGCTGCACGTTTTTGTACAGCCGATTGCCCAGTTGTAGCGGAAGCCTCTTCAGTAACACTATCAGTTAGGAGCGGTGCCAAGGCAACATGAACAGAACGCCACTGTTCTGATGTCGCAATCGTTACTGTGCTGTCTCCAGTTGCACCTGCGGTTGCCTTAATACCTGCTGCTACACCAAAACCACCACCTGCACCTGTATTGCTTGTATTATCAACCCCAGTGAGTTCAGCGAACCCAGTTATATTTGCGTTTGTCCAGGCCGAGAATTGCGTGTTGGTAGTATTGGTGTCACGTGTAGAGCAGCAAATTGCCACAACCAAGCAATTCGGTACCGCAGTGCTAAGTCCGGTCATCGTCCCATTGCCGCTTGCCGCGCCGTTCCCCGCTCCAACCTGCCACGCGGCTGTACTTGGTCGGCAACCAGAGAAGACGAGCATTTGAGCAGAGCAGTGGTTGAGAACCCCGTCAACCGTTACATTGCCTTCACTCGCCCCCGCTAGTTTGCCAAATACGGTCAGGGTGGTAACGTAAAGGGCACCAGCGCCTTGCGTCTCCTCGAATATCTTCGTCCAGCCGCTGGGGGTGTTTGGGGTTCCCGCGAGCGTTGTAGAGTCTGAAGACTCAACGACAATCAGTAAAATGTCGTTAAGTTGAGGAGCATTACCACCAGTTGGAGCAGCAGCGACACAACTAGTAGTACCCGCAGCCCACGCACCAGCAGAACGAAAGGCGGCACCCACCCAAATAGCTCCTGTTTACAGGCTTGCGGTGTAGCTCACGTTCAGCGTGTCAGTGTCAACGACTACTTTGTCGCCGCCGGTGAACACGCCGGCAGAGTAAAGCGTTCCAGCCGTGTTGTCGATGGTGCTGACTGCGCCGGTGAAGTAGACCAGGAAGCATCCTTTGACTGTACCCGCACCGGTGAAGACAAATGACAACGCAGCGGATAGAGCCTTGGAACCGGAGGCGGCCCCAGACCATGCGCAGGTCTTACGTGGAGCGGTGTAAGTCGGAGCGTTGGTGGCTCCGGCCTCTTTCCAGGTCCCGTGGGAGGTCATTGTGTCGCCCACCACGGGAACTCCCGTGTAGTCCACCGAGCTGATCAGCCCCATGAAGGGGCCAACAACCGTGTAGGCGGCCCCAGCCAGATAGGCGTCCAGCGCCACGTTCTTGCCGACAGTCGCGACTACGTTTTTGATGGTGTCGCGCCATTTCAGGTTGCCGTCCTTGTCACGGCACTCGACTTCGAAGACGCCTTTGAGCATCAATGCTTCCAGGATTTCGGCCCGACGTACAAGATTGGCATCCACAGCGTCTTTTGCATTTGCTTTTTCGTTGGGTAACATTTCATTACTCCTCTTCTTATAGATACATCCACCAACCGCCTTTGAAATGAGACATTGGTTCCGGCGCGCCAGGCTGAATTCCTGCCGCCATCAAGAAAGATTCGATGACGGCAGGGGAACTCACGGGTTATTTGCCCTTGCCCTTGCCCTTCAGGATGGCAAGCGCAGGTGCGACAGGCGCAGGTGTGGCAGGTTTCTCCTCCGGCTCTTCTTTTTGCGGCTTGCGACTGAACTCTTTCCAGCCCGCGGCAAGATATTCCTGCACCTTCTCGCCAGGCACATTCATCCGGTCGAAGCCGCATTCCATCAGTACTAATTCAGTAGCCATGTCAACCTCCCGGTTAACCAAGCAGGATGGCAATGTGCTCTGGCTTGATCACCTTGACGCCCCACGCAACGGACACGTGGTAGACGATCATGCGGAATCCAGGATATGCGGCAAAGTCGAAGCTCATGCCGCTGACCGGATCTTCGATCACCATGTGATCGATCGCCAGGTCGCCTTCCTTTGGGACGGCGGGCAGGCGGGTGGCCAGCAGGATGGCGTTGCGTGAGAAACCTACGTTGGCTACATGGGTGGCGATAAAGGTGATGGCCACGTCATTCGCCAAGGCTTTTCTTAACCCCGGCGCGCCTAGCACGATATCGCCATCGCCATCCCCGGCAAAGCCGGTGGAGACGACGTATTGGTTCGTGTCACCTGCAAAGGTGATCACGTCGCCTGCCAGGAACGTCCCTGTGCCCACTTCCACGTGGATGGTCGTATCGCCGATGGCGTATCCCGCGATCAGGTCCACGTTATAGTTGGCGCCGGTGCCCTTGGTAAAGGTCTTGACCTGGGCGGATTCCCGAATGGCAAAGTTGTGCAGGTCGAGCAGGGTGCCACGCCGCAGGAGCGACGTGTCGCCAGCCTCGTTGGCCTTGGTCAACTGCGCCAGGGTGCGCAATGCCGCCCCGGCCGTGGTGTTGATGATCAAATGGCGGTCCGAAGCAGGCGTGCCGTTATCATCCAGGATCTTCTTGATGTTAGCAGGATCTACCAGGTTGGTCGCGAACGGGGTCGTGGTAGCCGCCCCATAGGCACGCGATGCGCCTTTGTGAGCTGCATCGGCCAGATCGGACTCGATCTCGTTGACGGCTGCGCGGATCGCCTGGGCGATCTGGTCCTGTTGGATCGTCAGGAAACCGGGCCCGTAATTCATCGCCTTCTGCTCTTCCCCGCTCCAAGAGAACGGGAAATAGCGTGATTTGCTGATGGTCACGTCTTTATTCGTAATCGTTTGATCAGCGGCGGACGGCAGAGCCATCGCAGGCGTGACGTTACCTCCCGCAGCATTCGCGGGGGCTACTGGGCCGCGCAGGGTCTGACCCATAGCCACCTGGTCGGCTTTGGAATCGCGCGCCACTGCGGGGATGAACCCGACCAGTTCGCGGCTGACAACGTCCAGCGCTGCGTAGATGTCGGGGATTAGGTTGGTAAGGGAGTTAGCCATTTTGATTTACCTCGCTTTTTATTAGATTGTCGTTGTTGTTAGTCAACGACTTTGCCGCCGGAAAGAGCGAATTTCCTCTTTTCGACAGCATTGAGCACCTCGAAATCGGTGCGCTTCATCACCCCCTTGGGCTGATCGCTTTCGGGAGTGAGGGGGGTATCGGAAACGGGGACGAAGTTCCTGGCCACGTCGCTGGGTTGAGCCGCCTTTTTCATCGAATCATACAGCTTCAGGGCTTCGTCGGCCTTGTTCTGAGCCTCGTCCAGCGCGGGGCGCAGAGCAAGCGCCTTCTCTTTGCTTTCTGCCGTTCCCTCTTGGAAGTGCGCATCGCATTCATTCGCAATGCGCTTGACTTCCGCATCCGTCATAAGGACGGCGTCGTGATAGGGTTTTAGGTCAAGCATGGGAATTCTCCTTTTCTAAGATTTGATTGACTCGTTCACGCAGGGTCTGCGCCTCGCGTTCGTTGTCATCCGTCCACGTGCTGCTGCGCAGCGCTGGAGCTTGCGCAGCAAATTGCTCGAGCAGCGCGGGCGGGACATTTGCATAATTTCGCAGGGTATTGACGAAGGCAACATTGCTCACGTTGGACTTCTGGCCGCCCTGGATAACCTCGTCGGCAAAACCAAAATCAACCGCCTGCCGCGCGCTCATCCAGGTTTCATCCGCCATCATGCGGGAGAGCTTGTCTTCGCTTAAACCTGTTTTGGCGGCATACACCGGCAGGATGCCATCCTTGATATTCTTGAGGTCGTCGTGATACTTGCCGAGCGTCTCGATATCGAGAACGGCGAAGAAAAACACCACGGCCGGATCGTGGATCATCATGTAGGCCGTATCCATGATCATCACGGTCTTGGCAGCCATCGTGACCACTACCGCCGCGCTGGCAGCCATGCCATCGACTTGCGCCGTGATCTCGCCCGGGTACTCGGTCATGGTGGCGCGCATCACGCTGGCGGCAATGATGTCCCCGCCGGGTGAATTGATCTTGATCAGCACCGGCCCGCCTTTGCCGATGGCGTACAGGTCATCCTTGAACTTCTTCGGTGTGATGTCGTCCTCGCACCAGGAATATTCCGAGATCACGCCATACAGTTCCAGTTCTGCCTGGCCGCTCTCGCTTTCGGCGGCGTTCATGAACCGCCAGAATGGCTCGTAGGGTTGGGCAGTCCCATCGAAACAGCGGAACGGAACTCGGTTGGATTTGTTTTCCGTGGCCGGCTCGAAGAGCTTGCCGTCATGCGCTTTGCAATGCTTGCGCGCCTGGGCCTCGGTCCAGATTGTTTTGTCATACCGATGGGCCTGCGTATCCGATGAATCATCATCGCGGTAACCGATGATCAGGTCGTATGGTTTACCCGTGGCCTTATAGCCATCCTTATCGTTCTCGTCTTTTACGTGTTTGGTGAAAAAACGAACAAACTGGTCCGGGTCCAACAATCGGCACGAGTGTTCATTTGGGTATGGCATTATTTGCCTCCTGGTCCGTTCCGATCGGTGCAAAATTCTTGGTCATATAATGCAAATCGCCTTCCGGATATCCGGATACGTCATCTTTCTCGATGCACTGGTTGGGCGTCCGCTGCGCGCTGCGGATCAAAATTTCATTTGCCTCCGCCCGTTCCTTGGCCTTCATGCGCAAGAGCGACTCCCGGATGAACTTGAAGTAAGTATTGCCTTGCTCGGCCTGGCTCAGCCAGCGGATCCGCGCCGCTTCCTCGAAAGGTACCAGGTAAGCATCCAGCGTGCCTTGCAGATATTCGATGTACTTTTGCTCGTTCGAGTTGTAGGATTCTTTGCCCCGGTTGAGCATGTGCTCGGGCAGCCCGAAGAAGTTGCAGATGTCCCGGTCCGTCGCGTCGATCGATTCCAGGAACTGCGCGTCCGCGGGCTTCATCGAGACCGGCTCGAATTTGGTCACGCGGCTGTCGAATACAGCCAGGCGAAAAGCGTTGTCTGTACCGCCGATCGCATCCCCGTAACTCTTGCGGTATGCCTTGCGCCCCTCTTCATCAGTCTGGCCCGTGATCTGGATGTAAGCCGCCGGGTTCAGCCCCTGCGAGTAGAAATTGCTTTGTGTCTTTCGCGCCGCCAGTTGGCAACCAAAGGTCTCGCGCGCGAACGCGATAACGCCTTTACCCATGAAGCCGGTGCTGTCTGGGTTGATCAGTAGGTGCAGGATCTCCACCGCCGGAATATATTCGGACTTGCCATTGCTGAAAGTATGATGGTACCAGAGGCCGCCTTCCAGATCGAACACCGGCCTGGTGCGGTCCGCGGGTAGAATCAGCAGTTGCCGGGGTCCCACCATCGGCTGCCAGACGTAGGAATTGCCATAGAAGAGCAGCCATTCTATAAATGCTTTTTTAAATTGGAACGGCGTCCACCCCCATTCGTTCGGACTGACCTGCAGCAGGTAAGCCATGTTCCGAGTCACCGCGTCCGGCTGGACCTGCTCGATTTGCCCACCTATTCGCCTCATCATCTGGAAGGGCATTTTCGCCACGTCGTCCGAGATGACATTCTTGCAGCGATAAGCTGTCGCGAGCGCCAGCGAACCCTCCACCGTGACCCGCTCGCCGGACTTCGACTCATAGCCGTACCTCGAGCCGTAATCCGGCCGCGGTGAGGCCTGGGTGTCTTCCTTGATTTTGGGATTGGCACTCAATAAATTACTTAGCAACATGGTCTGCCTTCGCCTTCCCAATCAGCGCGCCGACCAGCATCCCGGCCACGATGCAAAATGCACCGGCCACGAACCACGTGGCCGCGGGGCACAGCGCATACGTGCCAATGCAGATCAGCAAGGCGCCGAGCAGGAACAGAAGATCGTCGAGGTAACGGGATAAAAGACTTTTCACACTTTTGGCCCATAAAAAGCAAAAACGCCAACGGGAAGTTTTCCCGTTGGCGCTCGTCTCCAACCATAACCGCACAAGAGCGGTCAGCTCAATTGCAAATAGTTTAGCACGTAATTTCTAAAAAAGCAATAGCTTTTTCCTTGCAAACCAGAATTCTTCAACCCTTGACATACCTTCATTCTGAAGTTATAATGCAGCCATGAAAAATTTTACACTCAGGATCTTTGAAGCTCTCCATGAAGCACTTATAAAATGCGCAGCGAGAAATCGCCGGAGTTTGAACGGTGAAATAATTCATGCCTTGATAGAATATGTGCGAAACGAGGGTTTCAATGTCAAAGAAGAAAAAGAAGTCTGATTTAACGCATCGAGCCTAGAAAGCGTTATTAGCGCTTCCTAGGCTCTAGCCACCGCCGTGAGATAGCCACGACGCAGGCTGTGATGAATTTTATCACACACACGGCGGACCAACCCCAAGAGGAGGCTCGCCGTGTTGGATTTAAATGCCCTGTTCGACCTGAATTCATTGCCGCTCGCGCCAGAGTTCGCTGAAACCCTGGCCGAGAACGCCACCGAGACCGCCGCGGCTGCGCTCGAAGCCCTGCATGTACCCGAAAATCTCATCCTGCTGGTCAGGAACATCCACGAGCTGGGCTACTATCTCGAAGAGTGCTACCGCTCTCCAAATCCCTTGCTGCATGAGCGCCGCAACCGCTTCGATATCGAGGCCGTCGCCGTCGAAACCATCAACGCCATCGCCCAATCCGGCGGCGTGTTTCATGGCCCCGTTGGCGATACCCTCCCGCGCGAGACCCCTACGCCCGTGCAGTTCGAGCAGCCAGCATGAAGGAGATCCCACTTACCCAGGGCCAGGTCGCCCTGGTGGATGACGAAGATTTCGAGCGCGTCAATGCCTTCAAATGGTATGCGCGTTGGCTTACTCAAACTAAATCGTTTTATGCTGCTCGAAATACAGGGCCTAGACGTAATCGTAAAATGATTCTCATGGCCCGTTTTATCATGAACACACCAAAGGGTATGGAATGCGATCACATCCAGCATAATACTTTGGATAATCGTAAAAACAACCTGCGTAATTGCACGCGATCTCAAAACTCGATGAATAAACGCTTGCGCTCTGACAACACGACTGGCTTCAAGGATATATCGAAAAATAATGGCTCTTACCTGACTCAAGTCTGGGCTAATGGAAGGTATGTTTATTGCAAATGTTTTCCGACCCTTGAAGAAGCCATAGCCGCACGTGACGAAGCGGTCAAGAAATATCACGGCGAGTTTGCCTGTACAGAGTAGGGTTGGCTTAAAGCACACCGTCCCCTTGCGGGGACGGGGCGGCGGGCGGGGTTCACTCGCACTTTTGCTTTAGGTTTAGCTCAAGAAGAGCTGCCTGCTAGACATACTATAGCACTATTATCCTGAAATTTCAAGAGGCAAATAAATCATGGCAAGTGCGCCCCGGATGAGACTTGAACTCACAACCTAAAGCTTAGCAGGCTTTCGCTCTTTCCTTTTGAGCTACCGAGGCACGCAGATATTGTAGCAAGAATCCTATTTATAAACAAGTAGGCTGTGCATTCCTAACAGCCAGCCGCCAGCCGCCAACCGCCAATAGCCAATAGCCACTAAAACCCGAACCCGGTCATATCCGTCTTGCGCAGCTCATCCAATTGCCGCATGGCGTCAATGATGGCTGCCAGCAGGTCGATCCGCCGCGTGTCGCCCGCCTTGCGCTTCGAGAGCATGATATTCTCTTTGCTGTCCACGATCTGCCGCGCATTTCCAACGCTCCATTTCAGCAGCGGCGATCCGTCGTGCACCAGCTTCCCGGCCGCCACCAAGTCCCGGAAGAGTTTGGTTGGTTCGCTCAAGTTCGCCATCGTCTGGCGGATCTCGACCGTCACGTATCCGCCATCCGCCAGTTCTGTGGCGAAGTGCGTTGCTTGATAAGGGTCATAGCAGAGCTGGTGCACCTGCCAGCCATACTCAGTCTTGCATTTTTCGATGTGCTCCCGGATGCGCCCATAGTCGGTCACATCTCCCTCGGTGGCGGTGATCCATTTTTTCCGCACCCATTCGGAATATGGGATTTTATCGGTTTTTTGATGTCGCTTGATCGCCTCTTCCGGGATGAACCCGTGCGCGCAAACAGCGACTCGCTCAGCATCCAATACAAATACAAACCCGACGGCGGTCAGGTCTATCTTCTTCGACAGGTCCACGCCCACCAGGCACAGCATCCCCTTCGTCATTTCGCCGAACTTCTTTTTGGAGACTCCCAGCGCATCCCACTGGTGGTCCATCAGATCGCTCATGAACGTATCTTCGTTACCGTGTTGCCAGATGTTTAGGTTCTTGATTCGGAACGTTCTTATTTTGGCCGGGTCTTTGCTCCCAAACGCCTCATCATGCTGCTCCTGCAGCTCCTCCAGGCTGCGCGGGAGTAGCACGCGCAGCGGATTGCTTTTGATCCACACGGCCGGATTGTGCTCGTCGTCCTCCGGGTCCAATTCCCGGATCATCACGAAATAGCGCTCGTTGAGTGATGGGTCTTCCAGGATCAGCCTGCAATATTCATATTCATGATGGCAAGGGCTTTCCAGGTCCATCCCTGCTGTAGTGATGATCGCCATGAAAGGCTGCTTGCGGTGGCCGCCCTTGGCCGAGGAAAGCAGGTCGTAGATCTCGCTGGTCGTGTGTTGTGCATATTCGTCCACGATGGCCCCCGAGGGATGCAGGCCGTCTTTATTCCTGGTCTCCTTCGAGAGCGGCGCCAGAACCCCCCCTCGTTTCACGTGCGTGATCTTATAATCGCGCACGATCAATCGCTTAGCGATATCTGGGGAGTTCTCAGCCATGCTCTTGGCGCCATCATACATCAGCCGCGCCTGGCCCCGATCCACTGCCGCGCAGAAGACCCTCGGGCTGATCTCCCCATCCCCCACCATCAAGTAAAGTACCACGGTAGCCAGCAGCGTGGTCTTTGCGTTTTTGCGCGCCATTTGGATATAAGCCTTTTTGAACCGCCGTTCGCCGCTATCCCGGTGCACCCACCCGAACATTACTCCCACATCGAATTTCTGAAACGCCACCAGTAGGATCGGCTGGCCAGCCAGGTCCCCCTCTACGTGATGGCAATAACTGATGAACTCGTAAACCCGGTCCGCCCGATCTTTATCGAACACCCACGGGAACTCGTCCGAACCCTGGCGATCGAGATCATCGAGGTGACGCTTGCACGCCAAATATTCGCTGTGCCCCACAACCCGGCGCCCCTCGACGACTTCGAGCGCATATTGAGTACAAGTGTGTATCATGGCTAACATGGCTAATCGAATTGATCCCCAAACTGGTCGAGCTTCTTATCGGCCTTTTTCTTGATCAGCCGCGCCCGCGCCGAGGGGTTGAGGCCCAGCTTATCACTTAATTGGGAGATGCTACGCGCCCAGGCCTGCTGCTCCTTGATCCTATCCACGCTCCTGCGCTTCAGCCTCGCACATTTTTCATGCTCTACCACCGCATTGCAATATACCGCCAGTGTTTCCCGGTCGAGATTGTCGAATAAAGCCAGACCCTTGGCCTGTTCCAGGATCGTACGCCAGATCTCGAGCTCGTGATCGTTCAACCAGCGCGGTGGTTCCAGGATGACCGGCCCATCCCGTTGCATCTCCGCGGCGGCCGCCTTGCGCGCAGCTATTTCCCTCTTTGTCCAATGCTTGCCTCCGCCCTTCTTCCCCACCTCCATCGTTTCCACAGCAACGGTTTTTGTTGGCATTCCACATCATAACTCCACGCGCAGCGTCCGGCCCGCCGGCCAAATGCTACCCAACGCCAAGGTTGGTACTGAAAACATAAAACTTCCGGCGACCATCAGGGATTCTTTCTTGTAGATGTACCCTAACCGCTATGCAATCCCCAAGCAAATGTTTTTCGATGGGGGGGTGTTAGTCCATCCTGCCTCATACGCAGTCCACGCAGAATGGCAATCATGGCATAGAGATTCGAGTGGACCGTTATAAAACTTCTCTGGGTCACCCTGGTGGCGCTCCAGGTGATGTACATCCGTGGCTGGGACATAAACACCCTGCCGCACTCCGTTCTCGCACCACGGATGCGCTGCAAGGTGGGCAGCTCTGATCTTTCGCCAGCGCCTGTCATATAACCGCTGGCGTGCCGGGTCCCGCCGCTCTGCTTGATGATCTAACGGATGGGCAGGGCACCGGCCCCTAGTTACCAGCGTGGTGCAACCTGGATACGAACACGGACGAAGCGAGCCTTTAGGCATCCTTACTGTAGGATTTGCCAATCAATGGCACACTAGCGGCGCTGAGAGCATCATGCGCAGGCTTCGAGCCAGTAATTTGCATGATGAACCCGAGCACGAATAGGATGACCATTGCAATCTGTCCAGCATATCCATTCAAGATGTTCGTTGCCAGGTCGGGACGGAAGACGCCAAAGGCCACCAGAGCAATGAACGCAGCCAGGTTCAGACCCGCTGCCCACTTGTCGGCCGTATTGTCCTTAACGAGTTGACATACCTTTAGGACATTGACAAGCGCAGCGATCAGCTTCGAGACGCCGACAAGCGATGCAAATCCAAGCATGATGGTGACCACCACATTCAACACATCAGCCGGGAGCAGAACAGCAGCAGGCGAAGCCGCGTGAACGATTGCCGGCATGAAAGCCAGCATCGTAACTGCCAGGATTGCGAGAACGAGAAAAAACTTGTGGAACGTTTTCATGGTTTGCTCCTTTCAAGCAATAAAAAAACACCCGACGCCAAAACGGCATCGGGTGCCACATCCGATCATTGACCGCACACGAGCGGTCGCACCTGCAGATTATATTACATTCTAGCGATTCTAACGGTCTTGCATCAGCCTCCTAAATTTCTTCACGGCCTCCTCGCCTCGAACCCTGCGGATCAGGTCCACCAGTTCTTCCTCGTTTGGATACCACTCCTGCAAGGATCCACAGTCATCGCATCCGACCGTCGCATTGCCGGCCAAGCCGCGCACCCGCCACATAGACTGAGGGCTAATTGCCCGCCCTTGACGCTCCGTTTCGGCGCTGGCGATGATCTCCGCATCGGTTGGCTGATAGCGCAAATCCTTCTTCTGCACGCGCAGCACCCATAGCCGGCGTATACGGTTAGCATCCCGCAGGACAAAGCCCAGGAGCGCGCCGCATTCTTCGCAGCGCCAGGGACGGGGTTGATAGGTTAAATCTATGCTGATCATGTCTGCTCCGTTTCTGCGGAAACGATAAATGGGATTGAACATTTCTGCCAATAAACACGATCCAACCAGTTCCCAATCAGTTCTTCGACGGATTCCCTGCATGAGCCGCCAATTTCCCGCAGCATGATCGCCCAGATCTCGTTGATCTGCGGAAAGAACTTACATTCCCGCTTGCACCGCTTGATCACCCACTCCAGCAATCCCTGCGGTACAATGTCCAGCGCCTTCGAATACTCCTGGATCCTATCTGCCTCAGGAGTCTTCCCGAATGCTATCCAAAGCGATGCCAGCGCATCCGACCATTCCTGGAGCGCTGCCATTCTCGCGTCATTTTCCGAAGACATCCAGCACCACCTCTCTCCCAATTTCTTTCGCGGATTTTTCACGTCCCGGAGATTTATCCAATTTGCTCTTTGGCGACATAAACCCTTCTACCGCCCAGCGTTTCAGGATCGCCTCGACATATTTCAAATTCCGGGCATTTGCCCTGACCGCCTCCCCTAAGGCCGCCGCAATCCACCCCGTCGGGTACTCTGTCTCCGCTGCCTTGAGCGCATCCGCGATCATCGGTGTCAAAATTCCTATATTCTGCTCGTAAAGTTCGAAAATGTTGGGCCCACCAGTAGAATCTGGTTCTCTCTGGTTAATCTGGTTAAGCACTTTTAAAGCGGCAGGATCAAAAGCAGTTTGCTTTTTTTTAGAGGCAGTTTGTGTATTTTCAGAGGCAGTTTCATCAACTGCCTCTGTTTTGGAGGCAGTTTTATTAGTGGCAGATATATAGTCGGGCAATTCATAAATGTTATATTTTCTGTCTTCGCGGTTGACGGATAAAAGCCCCATCTTTTCAAGTTTTTTGATCTCCTCGATCGCTTTGTTTTGTCCCATTCCGCAGGCGGTGGCAATTGTACGGACGCCGGGATGTGCTTGACCGGTGTTTCGGTTTATTGATAATGCGATGTACAGCCAGACTTTTAGAGCTCCACCATCAATTATTGCAAGCTCTGCTTTGAAGCCGGTGGATATTTTTACAAAGGCAGGGACGACCTCCTCTGTCATCTTCCAGCCCTTGCGCCGGATCACTGTTGTTTGGGGATGGATTTCCAGCGATGAATGTTCATGCCCTTTACCGAGCATTTCCATCGCATCGTCCACTCCTGGATTGCCTGTTTTGTATTTGCCCTTTTCTTCGCTCATGCTTGCACCCTCGCCACTTTTGCCCGCTTCCCGCCGCGCCCATACGCAGCACCTAATCGGTAAACCCGGATCCTGTCCGGCGCTGGATTGGCAGCAGCCTCCAGCCGGCGCAGGTTCTTGACGGCTTCCGTCAGCCAGGCTGGGAGGTGGCGTGCATACTTGACCTTCTGCCCGCAAGAAATACAAATCGGCGGTAGACCTAACCGTTCACGGGTTTCGCTTCGGGCTGGTTTATAACCCTGCAGCGCGATCCGTTCGGCAAGTCCTGGATTTGGCCGGCCATCCTCCGTGAGCACGCCGCAGGCCACTGATGTCTGCAGCCAGGAGCTCAATTCGATGTGCTTTTCCCGCAATTCCTGGACTAGCTGTACTAGCATACGCTTTTTGACTTTTTCCGTCACTACATCGCTCCTGAATGCCTTTACAAGGCGTAAAGGGCTATGCTTTGGCTGGTTGCGCGACCACTTCCTTCACGATAAAAGCGCTCTTCGTCCCCGGCCAGTAATAGACCTTTTCGGCGCCATAAAAGGCTGCCCAGGCCTGCGCCTCATCCTGCTCGATGGGCGACTTCTGGATTAGACTACCCTTGGGCAGCCGATTGAGACGATCCAGGATGATCAATTCCGTTGCTGCCTTTTTCGGTTGGCTTACCTGGCACTCATGGCTATTCTCTTTCATTGCCGGTGGTGTTAGGCTCAAGAACGCACAAAAAGAGAACAACCCGAATTTTCACAGAAATGATTTATTAGTGGATGTCTACACACCTGGCAGACATCCACTTGAGTCCGTTTTGGGCGGCTTTCATTTGCCAGCCGAACCAACTCACCCAATTCGGCAATTTCTCCGAGGCCAGCCGTATAAAGGCCAGAAAGGGGTTCGATATCTTTGCCGTCCTTTCTGATAGTCGCAAAAGTCGCAAAACCTTTCTTTGTTATTGTCAATGTATACACGTTTCCTCGTTTCTGTTGGTATCATTCATGGCTGTCTAGATCTTCACACAATCCAGCCGGCCCCGCGTACCGCCCGTTCCAGGTTTGCCACTCTCTCCTCGAGCGTTAGTTGTGCAGGCGGATGGACAACCGGCGTATCGTCATAACCCAACCAAGTCTTCAGATCCGCCACCGTGCCGGGGAAAAGATTGATGTCCATCGCCCGGCTCGATCCCGGTAGGATGATCCGGTCGCCACTGCACTGCCACATTTGTACCGGCCCAGGCGCTTTTTTTGCATTGATCGGCGGCCATTTCAACGCAATGATCTTCATCCGCAGCTCGTCCCAGCCAATCGTGATACGGTTCGTTGGATACATGGCATACGGGTACTGCGCCCACCAGATGTCCGCTTTTGGCCACGGCGAAACCTCCGTCAGAAACCACTCACCGGTGTAGATTTGCGCCTTCCATGTCTGTTGGACCAGCTGCATGAAATAGGTGAGTTGCGCCCCATATTCGGTTGCCGAATAACCGCTTTTGTACACCTCCACGTCGATAGCAACCGCCGGGCAGTACCTTGGCATGTTCGCCGCCAGCCAATCGTAGTTCTTCATGCCGGTGACCCACGGGTTGTAGACGAAATACGGCCAGCGCACGAACGCCTCCGCCTCCGCCCATTGTTTGGTAAAACCCTTGTCAATGTGGTGCCCTCCGCTTATCTGGTTCAGCCGGATCACCAGTCCGCTCACGCCCCCTGCGAACAGCGCCGCCTCGTCTATGTCGAGCTGCCCTTCCCAGATATCCAGCACCAGCGTATAAATGTTCATTGAGGAACCTCCTCCTTCGACTGGAAGCATCGCCCACAGGTGCAGGCCGGCTGTGCGCCGCCATCAATGGCCGCCAGGATATAACGTGCTTTCGCTTCCAGGATCTCCTGGCGGGAAGCATCGGGGTGGACATCCAGGAAGAACTCCCGGAACGTCTCAGTATCGACGTAGGCCAACACGGCATGTTTATATTCGCCATAGCGGAGGTACATCTGCACCTGGTCGTAATGTTCTGGCAGCGCCCGGCGATTACGCATCACCAGGTTGAAGTCCTCGTTGTTGATGCTCTTGATCTCCAGTAAGTCGCCGTCTGGCGTCTCCCCATCGGTATGGCCGCGGAAGCGGTTGTCGAAATCCGCCACGACCTCCTTCTGGGACCCGGGCTTGTAGACCCCGGCCTCTGCTAGGCGAATATGAGCGTCCTGCTCGAAGAGATAGCCCCGGTAGCAGCGCCGGGCGGTCTGTTCACCCATTTCAGTCCGGCGACCGAGCAGGCATTCCCGGTACAGGCGCAGCGGGCATTTGCCGATCCCACTCATGCCCAGGTATTTCCGGTCCGGCTCGAAGCCGGAGTGCTGCATCAGCCAGGCAATGGATTGGCGTTTGGCGATGATGGCATCCATGTCAGCCCGCCTTCGTTTCTTTTGAAACGACCACGGTCTTCCCATCCAGGCCTTTGTACTCCTTCAGGCCTTTCAGGAAGGGCTGAGCCAGGTCCAACCAGTTGTCCGGGAGCTTGACGCCCCAGGTTTTCGCCACGCCCTGCAGATGCTTCGCCGTGGCCAACGGGCCATTTTTTTTCATCGGGAAATCTACAACGTAATCCAGCGCCTGGCCGGCTATCTTCTGCCTCAGCATCTCGAGCTTCTTCCCTTTGCCGGCCTTCTCGAATTCCTTATCCGGCTTTATCCGGAGCAGCGCCAGCAACGGCTCGACCTTGTCCATGCCGGCGAAGACCGGTGCAAAGATCGGCACGGCCACCTTCTCGATGAAACTGACGCTGAGCTTCCGGTTCTCCCATTCGATATTGCTAAGCCGTTCCTGTTCTGCATCCCTGCTTTTCGTGGCGCTGCGATCGTTCGCCTTCTTACGCTGCTCGATCAGCTTGTGGGCCGTCTTTCCGACAGCGATCGCCTGCACTGTGCAGCTATCGGTGAAGTCGTGCTTATTGCCATACATGGAGGTTTTGTATTTCGCCTGCAGGCAGACCTCGCTACGTGCATCGAATAGCTTTTGGGCCCCGTTCTCATCCCTCCATTCCTTCTCGAGCGCATAGGTTTCCTTCCCGTGCTCCTTTGGATCGTAGACCGTGATACTGAGTTCTTTCGATAGCCGCCGGAGCTCGGCCTGGCTCCAGGCCTTGACCTTGCGCTTGTGGCAGGCTGCGAAGGCGCAATAGTGCTGCTTGTCCATCCGGGCATAGAACGGGCAGGCCGTGCAGGCCGGCGGGTCGATCAAATGCATCAAGCGCTCGACGTCGTTCTCTGGAGCGCCATCGGCAATCAGTTTCTGCGCAAGATCTGGCTTCCTGAGACAAAGTGCCTCGTTCCACTTCCTTAGTTTGGCACGTAACTCAGCCGTGAATTCCTGGCCGAGCGCCTTGGCTTCCTCGGCTTCACTGATCACGGGCAGCAGATCGTTCGGGAAGTTTTCTTTGCTGGTGGCCAGCGGCCAGAGCCCGACCCCTGCCTGCGGTGATTCTTGGTCTTTCCAGGAGGCCCACATCTCGACGCCTTCCGTGTTTCTTTTCAATTGGCTGTTGACGACCTCTTCGATATCCGCATTCGGCTTGGAGAGCTGACTGGTCATCTCCTTCGCCGCTGCCTCGCCCGCCGCTCGCTGGACGGTGAGCAGCTTGCGCGCCGTCCCAACCGTCATCTCGCCGGCAGCCAATTTCTCCTGGGCCACCGGCGGCAGATCCAGCAAGCGCACCGTGCCGCGCACCGTGGCATCGTTTACGCCGAAGAATTCCCCGGCTTCTTTGGAGTTCTTGCCGAATTCATCCATGTAACGTTTCATCGCCGCAGCCTGCTCGACCGGGTTGAGGTCCTTGCGCTGAAAATTCTCGCTGATCGCCATCTCGAACATCTGCAGGTCGGTCAAATCCTGCACGTCGAGCGGCATTTCGAAGAATTTGCGGCCAGCAGCCAGCGCCTTGCGGACTGGCTCTATCAGCACCGGATGATTACCATCCAGTCCATGCTCATTCCCGATCTGGACATCTGCCAGCATCCTGAAAGCTTCCAGCCTTCGATGCCCGATGGATAACTGAAACTTACCATCTACATTAGGGATGGGACGCCCGACCGGCACCTGCAAAAGCCCATCCCGTGCAATCGAGAACGCCAACTCCTCGATGCCGGCCGGATCATCACTTTGGCGCGGCTGCCAGGGATTGGGCTCGATCTGATCGAGCTTGATGTTTTCGATCATGCCGGCACCGCCTGTCGATCAGATGCTACGCATAATGAGTATTTACCCAATCCATCTTCGATTACGATATATTCACCATTAATTGGATGGCTCAGGCGTGTGCCGGGCTCAATTTTGCCGGCTTTCAACATGCCGCCCAGCGCGCCGCCAGTAATTTGCTGATTTTCCCGCTCACCGGTCAGGAACGTGTAATATATGCACTTCCGCTCGATTTTTAGCTCCTTTTTTTCGGTTGGGTATTTTCGCTGAATTTGTTTAATTTTCTTCACTTTTTGTCCTTCTTCAACCAGAGAAGACTCATTACCGCCGAATAGCGCTTCCAGAGCTGCGGCCTGGCGTTCGTTCGTGACAACCAGGTCAAACGCCTCCGAGATTTCGATGCGGATCCCGCCGCAGGCCACCTCGAGGCCTGTGATCACCGCGTCCAGGTCATCTCGACTGATCGGCGACTTGATGTGGATCGTTTTCTTGTTCATGGTTTCCTTCCTTTTTTCCTTATGGTATCAGCGCAATTTGTGGACCGAACCGCTCTGTCCCACGCCGGCGCAGGTCTCTCGCCTTTTGTTCCATCAGCCTCGAGCGGCTCACGTATTCCCGGACAACGACCTCGATGTCCTCCATGCAGTCCGCCAGCCAGTAACCGCCGCCTGTGCTGGAGCTGCAAACCAGGTCTGTTTCACGGATCGACTCGATGGCCTTGCGCAACGCCCGATCGTAGCGATTATTATTCGTCCGCCGCAAAGGCTCCGCCGCCTGGTAACCGAATACCCGGCTCACCAGGTCCCAGCGCCCGATCTTGTTGGCCATTCCCACGTGGCGCAGCAGGAGAATGCGCACCCGGCGGATGACCTCCTCCTGTGGATAGATGATCGTATCCATCATTTCTCCTTCTTCCTTCTGGCTCGAATGGACTTGCTTTAGGTAGCGGGAGGCAGATTCGAACTGCCGACCTCCGGGTTATGGGCCCAGTGAGCTGACCTCTGCTCTATCCCGCATCGTTTACTTTCCCTTGATGCGCTCGATCTGTTTTGGGTTCAGGTCAAGATGGGGCGGCTGATAGTCGCCTCTTTGGTGGATCTCCGCGCCTGTCTTTCGACCGATTAGGTGCTGCGCACAGATTTGCTCTAATTCATGCAGTGTGTCCGCCGTCACGATAAACCAAACCTTTGTGCCGCTTTGTTTTGGGGAGGAGATGTGAATTGGCGTCATAGCTTTTATACCTTCATCCCTTTCGGCCTCGGCCCGGCCGGCGCATCCGCATCGCCAAAGGGATCTTCCCGTACTGCGAATAGGATCTTCATGGCCTGTTCCAGCCGTAATTGGTCTGCATCCAAGTTCATCTTGATATCCAGGATGACAGCCAGGGCGTTCAGCAGGTTATTCTCGGCGTTCTGCGGCAGCCGCTTCTTACCGGCTTCTAACTCTCTGCGCAGTTCCGCATTCTCCTTGAGCAAATTACACACGCCGAAGTAAGCCGCGGTCAATAGAGCGCCGGCGATCATTCCAACGAGAAGAACCAGGAGTGTATCCATCAGGGTTTCAACGCCAGGACCACCAAAATAATGATGCAGATGGCAAGCAGGATAAAAATAACTGTATAAAAAGCTGATTTTCTAGACATTTCGTGCTACTCTTAAATTATGCCATCCGATTTGATGACCAGCCATTACCGGCGCTTCCTGCTCTTCGTATCTTTTCAAGAGCCTGAGCAGCATGATCGCGCCTGCGTCCCAGCACTCGAGCGCTGCGGCAGCCTTCGCAGGATCGGTGAATATGACTTGCCGGACCATCACATGCACGCCTGGCGTCTGCGTCTTATATCTCACGGCTACTGGCCTTTACCATGCACCGGGCAAAATGAGCAGTCGCCGATCTTCTCCAGGCAGCAGCATTGGGTGTCATCGGGATCGGGTGTAAGTGAATTGGGCTCTGGCCAGGCTATCACCGGCGAGATAGCCGTAGGTCGAAGAGTCTCGGCCGGCTCATGCAAAGCTGCGTCGTCCTGAGCCTTTGCGCAGCACCTAATCGGTCGAAGGATTTCGCCCTTCTCGGCAACCGCATGGCCGGACGGATCGAAGCGCACCACTGCCTGGAAGTAATGGATTTCCTTTACTCTGACAAAATATTCGGCTTCCGCCACAAAAGGATTGCCCCATAGATCCCAGCCCTCGGCCAGATGTCGCGTCACCGCATCGTTCAGGCCTTCGTTGAAAGCGCATTCCAGGAGTTTATATTGATGTGCCATCTTGTTCCTCCTATGACCCCATCCGCATGGCCAGCCAGAAGGCAAAGGCGCAACTGCCGATACATCCGGCCGCCAGGAGCGCCAGCACAAAATAGATCACGCCCCAAGCCAATCGATTCTCTTGCTTATCTTCTGTGGTCAGTGCCATGAGAATTCTCCTTCTATCTTCCAATCAAGCAAATCAGCGCGTAGATCAACAAAATGATTATTCCCCACAAACCCAACGATAGCGGCAAAGAATAGAAAAAGCATCTGCGGAGGTCTTTGTTCAAAAATAGTTTCATGTTTATGTCTCCTTCTCCTATCGCCACCAGGCTCTGGGGTGCTTGTTGGCTTTATAGGCTGATACCTGTCTTTTTCTTCTCGCCTCTTTTCGCATGGCTGGTGGTTGGATACTGATAATATGAAAAATGCCTTTATTCCGCTTTGCCGCCCTGGTTGTGACATGGATATGCCGGCGCAGTCCTCTTTCCCCGGTATGCCCTGGCAAACTTCGCGCATCGAGATCCGCTGCTGGTCCATCCGGGGCCGCATGATCCTCTCGCGGGGAATGCCGGAAACCTCGCAGCAGCTTCTTAAAGAACCGGATCATCTTTGCCCATTGCGTCTTTATCATTGCGCCGATAATGTTCATTTGGGTCTCCAGCCGGTATGTAGAGATCTCCAAGTCGGCGGGACTTTTGCCCCGCGTTCGGCCGGGGTCACGCCTTCCAGATCCAATAGCCACAGGAAGTCCTCTTCTTCCGGCATGGGCAGCGAGAACCCATATCGGAAGACCTGCCCATCCTGCACCCGGCAATTCGAAGGCAATCGGCCCCCAAAACAACGCCTCGTCACGATCCAGTGCGAGAAATCCGCCGGGCCGGTGCGGATGGTGAACAGCACACCCCACTGCGCCGGCGGGCGCACCAGGAACAGGTCCAGGTTGATTCCTCCGCTTTCGGGAGGCAAGGCGATCTGCTTGTATCGGGAACCGTTTTTGATGAACTTGGCGCCAGGCAGCAATGTAGGCAATATCGCATCCGCGAACTCGCCCGGGACGGCGACAATCTCGATGTCGCCCACCTCGGGCTCCCCGCGGCGGATGCTGCCGGCGATCTCGATCCGTACGCACTGCGGAGCCAGCAGTTCCATTACCTTCCCGGCAATCTGGCGAGCTTGCTCAAGTTTCATATTGATCGTCCCATTCATCATCGGTCTCAGATGTTCCATCGGGGTTGATCTCCAATTTGCCCCGGCAATCCGGGAACCGATTACAGCCCCAGAACGGTTCCCAATCTTTCCCCGGCGGAGCTCTGCGGAGCACCATTTTCGCCCCGCAATCAGGGCATGAAGGTTCGGGTTTTGTGCGAATAATCCTGGATCGGGCATGGATCGCGAAGAGCGCAGCGAGACCCGGGGAGTAAGGGGCTAAAGATATTGGCATGATTACTTTTCCTCCCCCGCTACATAGACCAACGGCACCGCCTGTGCTCCTTCCGGCATCGGCAGAGCATCGGGGTACCCAGCCAGTCGCATCAGCTCCTGGCCAGCCAGGATGCCGTATGCCAGGATAAAGCGACCGAAAACCTTCACCGAGAAAATGCCTCTGCCGCGCAGCAGATCCCAGGAGTAGGCATAGGTATAGCCCATCGTCCGTTGGAAGCCAGCAATCACGATCTTATTCTTCTTCGCCCAGAGCCGAAGCCCGGTCTTTAGCTTTTCGTTGTCGAATTCAGCCATTTGATGCTCCCTGCAAGGCGATTTGTGATAACCCGTCTCGCAGAAACATATTGTCTTTTTGTAGAAACATTCTACAACTTTAATGCCAATTTGTCAATAGGCAGAAACATATATGATAACCACAAGAAACGTATTTCGTGACAAAATGTTTATTATGAAAAACTTTGCCCCCTTTTCTTTTCCGCGCGGTCTTTCAATTGGCGATTGGTTGC